GTCCAGGGTAGTTGAGTTGTCCACGCATGGACAGCCGCGGTATAGCCCCCGCGGCGCTTCACAAAGAAGGACGCTTGACGACGTGACAGGACATTTTGCTGAGACACTTGGAAAGACAAGTGGAAAGACAATTGTAAAGACACGTTGAAAGACATTCAGTTGTGAGAGTCTACAAGTCCAGCTTAGCCATGTTAACGATGATGGGATCATCGAAATTATGGCCAATGCTGAACGTCCGGTAGACCTTCTCACACACGTCGTCGAGCTGTGAAGCACTCATGTTGTAGTGTCGATCAAAGTAGCAGTCCGTGTCCGTTTGCGACGGCCGTACACTCGTACTATAATTGATCTTCCATGGGTTGGCGAACTCGGTGATGACCTCACCTTCACCAGTCTCACGGATGATAGCCCTACCCAGAGCCACCAACACTGGATCCCACACGAAACTACTGCAGGAGGCAGCAATTCCACGCAACCAGCCAGCCCACTCGCGGGCCGGCCGGTCGACGGTATCGTGTAGGATACGCGCGAGAATTTTCCCCGTCTTAGGCACAAGGATGAAAGATCCATTGCATGGCATGAACCTCCCAGAACAAAACTCCGCGTCTTCAGCATCATCACGAACGAACACTTTAACCTCGAGACCGAGATCAAAGTACTGCGACTTGATACTGGTAGCACCACCCATCCTCTCCACTTCAGTGTCCAGTGTTATAGTGACGCTATCGTCACCACAAACAATTGACACCCACCGTTTCCCGTTTCCGTGGATATGCAACTTACAAGCCATGTTAACGGCTGTGTCTCCAGCCGACGTATCAGGCCAGCCAGACTGCATGGAGGGTTCGTCGAGGACATGCCGTGTCCTCAGTTTGCTCATCCCAAACGATTTCTTGCGCCGAAGGGCTCGCCTAATCGTCTGGGGTAATTTCCTCGAATACAACCGGTCGAGGAATCGGAAGGGGCCAGGGCCCATGTGCATGTCAAACCTACTCTGATCGTCCTCAATGACCACAAGCCGTTCGCCAGGGAGCCTGACGCTGTTGATCATGTCGATACATTTGGCATATGCGGTGCCAATCTGTGAGTTGGTCATACCACAGGCATACACAAAGTGTCTCCCGCCGGCAATGTCATGCCGGTCGAAAGATTTAGGGTGAAACCACCGTCTCAGGTTCTTCGCGAATTTGCGCACGTACGGCCCTGCCTTAAGCGTGAGCTCGGGGGGTGGTGCCTGGATGTACCGAGGGTCCTTGAGGCCGTCAACGTCGCCGCTGATTGCCCAATCAAACCGTCCGGCATGTAAGTCGTCGTAGACCTCCTTATTTGCCTTCTCCCGTTTGATAAACCCGCTCGCCTCATACACCACACCTTTCCGCTTGGACACGCGCGATTCGCGGATGCCTTCACGCATCTCCCTAAACATCCTGGCCTTCCGTGGAGGAAAGACGCTGACCCATGACTCAAAGTTGATCGGCTTGTAAACGCGGGCCAAACCGAAAAGCGGTAGGACCTCAGATGTGACAGAGGCCCATCGTTTGACGACCAAGTCTCTGTTCGCGTACGTGGGTAGGTCCTTCATGACCCGCCCGCTGATCGCGATCTTTTCGTTACAAGCGCATGCTCTGAATACTGTGGGCCTAACGCCTTTTACACCGCCGAAAGAGCGAGTACCAAACCGCGGTACGCATTCAGCGGGCCCCCATTTTACTGAACCCCCACTAGTGACACACACAGCCGGCGTGATCAGGCTGCTCGCGCATATGTCTTCGTGGGTTGAAAGCGGTGTCTGTGTCACATCGAGGGACAGTGCCGGGCACAACTGGTCACATCCCAAGTTCCAAGCCGTGTGGCACAGACTACCAACCAATAGGTTCCTATTCGCAAGCCATGTGTGGGCGAACCACCGAGGCGCAAACTGAAGCGGCCTCGAGCGACTCTCC